CAAGGCGACCAAGGATATCAGGGAGCAACTGGTAGCTTTGGCGGTGTAACAGTTGAATATAAAATAGATACAAATAATTATTCAATCAACGACCCAGGCGACAACTACATAAGATTTAACAATGCTTCTCTTGCATCAGCTACGCATCTTATAATTGATGATAATCCAAATAATGCAAATATTGATTTATCTTTATTCTTAAACACCATAGCTGCTTCAACAAGCACTATGAAAGGTCATTTTAAACTATCTAAGAAAAATGACTCTACAGTATTTGCACTTTACACTATAAGCAATTCCTCAGAAGAAGAGCCTAGCTTCTTTGATGTTACAGTTTCTTATTTATCTGGAAGTGGAACATTTTCTAACGATGATGAAGTATTGCTCACTTTTGCAAGAACTGGTGATAAGGGTGATACTGGCTATCAGGGATATCAAGGAATAAATAGAGGCATATATACTGCTAGTGCTACTGCCCCATCATCTCCAGATGCTGGTGATATGTGGTTAGATACAACGACAGGCATTATATACATATTTATATATGATGGCGTTACTGGAATTTGGATTCAACCTATTGGATCTATAGGGTCACAAGGTTATCAAGGAGTACAAGGTGCTGGTTCTCAAGGAAGTCAGGGCTTGCAGGGGCTACAAGGTCTTCAAGGTTTTCAAGGATATCAAGGCTTTCAAGGTGACCAAGGTTATCAGGGTTTTCAAGGGCAACAAGGTTATCAGGGCGAACAAGGTGAACAGGGTGGCATAGGATCTCAAGGAAGTTATGGTGATCAAGGTTATCAGGGAGATCAAGGAGATCAAGGATATCAAGGACATCAAGGATTCCAAGGATCTCAAGGGAATCAAGGTGGACAAGGTGATCAGGGTTATCAAGGTGAAGTTCCATTTTCATACATAGGCACTTGGTCTTCATTAACAACATATGTTTTAAATGATGCGGTTACATACCAGGGTTCGTTTTATCAATTAGTAAACATTGGTGCTTGGTCATTAGGTTCTTCGCCACCAAATAATGGTTGGGCGTTATTGGTGTCTAAAGGGGATCAAGGGAATCAAGGAAATCAAGGTGAACAAGGTGAACAAGGTGATCAAGGATATCAAGGAAGTCAAGGCAATCAGGGCGTAATAGGCAATCAAGGATTCCAAGGATTCAAAGGTGAACAGGGCGATCAAGGCTATCAAGGATATTTTGGTTTACAAGGATCTCAAGGCAGACAAGGCAGACAAGGTGATCAAGGTGATCAAGGATATCAAGGTTATCAGGGTGAACAAGGAGAACAAGGAGAACAAGGAAATAGGGGATATCAAGGATATCAAGGACATCAAGGATATCAAGGACATCAAGGAGAACAAGGAGAACAAGGAAATAGGGGTAATCAAGGTTACATAGGCTATCAAGGATCTCAAGGAAGACAAGGTACGCAAGGAGAACAGGGAGATCAGGGTTATCAAGGTTTTAGTGGGTATCAAGGATTGCAAGGAAGACAAGGTTTTCAAGGCTATCAAGGAAATCAAGGTCTTCAAGGAGATCAAGGAGAACAGGGTTTTCAAGGTTTTCAAGGTTTTCAAGGTATTCAAGGGAACCAAGGAAGCCAAGGTATTCAAGGGCATCAGGGATATCAAGGTTATCAAGGTCAGACAGGATCTGGTGTTAACATTAGAGGTTCTGACACTTGGGAAAACATATTTAATGTTGAAACTTCTGGTGCTAGTCTTGGCGATGTTTGGATAATTACAGACACTGAACAAGGAACTGCAACAGAAGGATGTCCAAACCCATCTGTTGGTATTGCTGCTATTGGTAATGGTTTAGCATACACTGGCAATGCTCCTATCTATTGGAACAATGTTGGCTCTATTAGAGGACCACAAGGTTCTCAAGGTATTCAAGGCGTTCAAGGATTTCAAGGCGATCAAGGCAATCAAGGAAATCAAGGAATTATTGGATATCAGGGAGAGCAAGGTTTCCAAGGTGTTCAAGGAAGTCAAGGAGATATTGGCTTTCAAGGAAGACAAGGAAATCAAGGTGTTCAAGGATTTGTTGGCGAACAGGGTTATCAAGGTAGACAAGGATTACAAGGAATAATTGGGTCTACTGGAACACAAGGTTTTCAAGGATTCCAAGGAACAAATGGAAGTCAAGGGAATCAAGGCGTTCAAGGATCTTTTGGAAATCAAGGATATCAAGGTGAAACTGGTGGTACTGGATCACAAGGTTCTAGTGGCACAAATGGCTCACAAGGATATCAAGGTTATCAAGGTTTAATTGGGATTCAAGGAAATCAAGGATTTCAATCTAGCGGATCGGTAACATCTATATCATTATCTGTACCAGCAATATTTAGTCTTTCTGGTTCTCCAGTTACTACCGCTGGTGGATTTACAGTAGGTTTAGTTAATCAATTAGCAAATACTATTCTTGCATCACCAAATGGTTCTACTGGTGTTCCGTCTTTTAGGGCTTTAGTTCCTGATGATGTGCCGACATTAAATCAAAATACTACTGGTACAGCTACAACAGCAATAAATATTTCTGGTGGTGGTGCAGGACAAATTGCATATCAAACTGGTTCTGGATCAACAGCTATGCTTGCTGCTGGAACTAGTGGGCAAATACTTAAGTCAAATGGTTCTGCTGCTCCAGCTTGGATAAATCAAAATACAATTACTGCTGGTGGATTATCATCAACTTTAACTGTTGGCTCTGGTGGAACTGGGCTTACATCTGTTGGAACAAGTGGAAATGTGCTTACAAGTAATGGAACAAATTGGGTTAGTTCACCAGCAGCAGTTTCAACCCCAACTGGATCAATAGTTGCTTTCGCTGGTAGCACTGCTCCTGCTGGATGGTTGTTGTGTGATGGTACAAACACTTATTCTAGAGTTACTTATTCTGCATTATTTATTGTAATTGGAACAACATATAGTGCAGGAAATGGTAGCACATTTGGCGTACCAGATTTAAGAGGAAGAACAATAATTGGTGTTGGGCAAGGAATTGGCTTAACAAATAGAGGGCTGTCTGTTAAAGTAGGAGCAGAAACTATTACTTTAAATGCTAGTCAAATACCATCACATGTTCATCCTAATGTCGTATATGGTGGTAGTACTGGTGGTATGTCTGCTAATCAAGTGCATTCACACTCTGCGGTTTGGGTTGCTGGTGGACAAATAGGAAGAGGGGCATATGGGTTTGGTGGTGGTACTGGTGGTGGTTATCAAGGAAGACTTATAGTTTATGGTGGTTCAGAATATAACCAATACTGTACAGTTGGAGATAGCCCTAATATTAATCACTCACACTCATTTAATCCAGCAATAAGCAATGCAAATAATACTGGTGGTGGTTATTCACATGACAATATGCAACCAAGTATGGCATTGAACTACATAATAAAAACTTAGGACATATGATATGCCAATAAATTTTCCTGACGATCCAGAATTAGGTGATATATACACATTTGGCGAAAGGTCATGGGAATACAATGATATTGGTTGGGTTTCTATAGGTATTCCTGGAGCACAAGGATCTCAAGGAGATCAAGGAAATCAAGGGAACCAAGGTTTTCAAAGTACTCAAGGGGAGCAAGGGTTTCAAGGTTTTCAAGGAATACAAGGAAGTCAAGGAGAACAAGGTTTTCAAGGCGAGCAAGGAAATCAAGGAGAGCAAGGAGAGCAAGGTGAAATAGGAACAACTGGATTTCAAGGATTTCAAGGATATCAAGGAACTTATGGAGATCAAGGTTATCAGGGCGATCAAGGCAATCAAGGCGATCAAGGAGATCAAGGTGTTTATGGAGATCAAGGCAGTCAAGGTAATCAAGGATTTTATGGAGATCAGGGAGATCAGGGAGATCAAGGTTATCAAGGAAATCAAGGAAATCAAGGCGATCAGGGATTTCAAGGATTAAAAGGAGATCAAGGAGATCAAGGAGATCAAGGCACTTTTGGATCACAAGGATTCCAAGGACACCAAGGCGTTGTTGGAGCTACTGGAAATCAAGGAAATCAAGGATCAAATGGCAGTCAGGGAGATCAAGGAAATAAAGGAGAACAGGGCGATCAAGGCTATCAAGGATTAGGTGAACAAGGCGAACAAGGTTATAGCGGAAATCAGGGGTATCAAGGAAATCAGGGAGATCAAGGTTATCAAGGCGATGTGGGAGATGGTTCTGTAATCATAGGTTCTGACAGTTGGCAAAATGTATTCAACAATGAAACTGTTGGGGCCATCTTACATAACATTTGGGTATTAACAGATGTAAATCAAGGCACTGCAACATATCCATGTCCTGACCCAAGTGGTCGAGTTGCTGCTATTGGCGATGGTTTAATATACACAGATATTTCTCCTATTTATTGGGAAAACATTGGGCAAATCAGAGGTCCACAAGGAGATCAGGGAGAACAAGGTCAACAAGGTTTAACTGGGGCAAGGGGATATCAAGGAGAGCAAGGAAATCAGGGTGTTCAAGGTTTTCAAGGTTATCAAGGCTATGATGGTTTTCAAGGAAGTCAAGGAAGACAAGGTTTTGAAGGAAATCAAGGTAGACAAGGTGTCAAGGGCGATACTGGAGAGTGTGAATGTGTAATTACAACTCCAGCACCATCAGGATCAGGAGAACAGGGAGAAACAGGACCAACAGGGGCACAAGGTTTTCAAGGTATTCAAGGCCAAGTTGGTTCGCAGGGATCACAAGGTTTTCAAGGTGTAACTGGAACAGGCAATCAAGGTAACCAAGGTTACCAAGGTGTAACTGGAACAGGAAACCAAGGTGATCAAGGGCCACAAGGCAATCAGGGAAATCAAGGTTTACAAGGTAGTCAGGGTGACCAAGGGTCACAAGGCAACCAAGGGGAACAAGGTTCACAAGGTTTAACTGGAACCGCAGACACTATTTTTCTAGCCACTAATTTTGGAGGTTTATAATGCCAGTCACATCAACGCCTATCTTTGCTCAAGCACCTTACTTTGTTGCAAAAACTCTTGCAGCACAAACAGCTTGTACAACTAGAGGCCCAACAGCAACAGCTAGTCTTGCAGCAGCAAATATTGTGGAGGTTGTACCAACTTCTACTAATGGATTAAGAATTGATGCCATTCAAGTTAATGCTTGTTCTACCGCTTTTACAGCACCTACTGCTGGCAATATCGTAGGCATATGGGTATGGGATGGTACTACAGCTTATTTGTTTACAGAAATACTTGTGACCGCTGTAACTCCTTCAACTACTGTAGCTGGATTTACAACTACTTTGACTTTTGCCAATCCTCTTGTTTTACCATCTACATTTAAGCTTTTTGCATCTGTTAGTGTTACTACTACTGCTAGTACTACCGCATTGCAAGTTTGTGTAATGGGAGGTAGTTACTAATGCCAGGAGCATTTAGTTACGGAATGACACCGACTAACTCTCCAAAAGGCTCTGCATTTCAAGCAGTTCAGCCTTCTGTAATTCCTGTTGGGATTATTCAAATGTTTGCTGGCTCTACCGCCCCTAATGGATGGCTTGTTTGTGACGGAAGTACTGTTAGCAGAAGTGCTTACAGCGACTTATTTAAAATTATTGGAACTACTTATGGTGCTGGTAATTCTAACACCACATTTACTTTACCAGACATGCGTGGCAGATTTGCTATGGGTGCTGGAACTGGAACTGGATTAAATACTTCTGGTTCTGGAGCAGTTAGTGGCTCATCACAAACAGCTAGAACAGTAGGACAATGGTTAGGTGAAGAAACTCATTTGCTTACTACAGCAGAATTGGCATCACATACACACGCTAACACGGTAAGTGGTGGTAGCACAGGGAACGCTGGCAGTCATAGCCATACCCCATCAGGAAGTATAGGAAATGCTGGTTTAGGAACTAACAACCTAGCTGTTGCGGGTGGTTCTCAATGGGGTTTTACCACCTCAGCAACCATCACCAACACAGTAGCAGATCACACTCATCCATTTACGCCATCAATTTCTAATGTCGCTGCTGGTAGTGATAGTAGACATGCAATTATACCACCATGTGTTGTGGTGAATTACATAATAAAAGTTTAGGAGAATGCAATGTTAAATCAAGTTAGTGTAAGCATTATTGTTCGTGATAATGATTATTCTGTAGCCCTAAATGCGGTAGATGAGAATAACATATCTAAAATGATAAGAATGCCTATTAGTATAGGGTCTGAAGATGGGGCATTAATCAGCAGCCTAATCAATAGAGCATGGGATTACATTCCAGACGCTGCTCCAGACGAGCTATCTCAAGCTAAAGCTAGAAAACTACAAGAAATAAACAATGAATGGCTTGCACTAGAAAAAATCGGTTGGGATTCTGGTCAAGGCTACCATCTAGGCATTACCCCCTCTGATGTAGCACTTCTCGTAGGTGTGTTCTCTCTTGCAAAAGAGGCAGCAGCATTGGGCTTAGAACTTCCTCAACTAATCAGTATGGCTAATACACCCATTGGCTTTGCCACCATAGAAGAAATGACCCTTCTCCTTCTCCAATATGGCCAAGCTCGCTCCAATATGGCTAGTTCCTTTGCTGCCAGACGAAAAGCTGTCGCAGATGCTACCACAATTGAAGAGCTAGGTGTAATTTAATGTAGGCACAACTACATTATTTGGGGGTTAGAACAATGGATGACAAAGACTTTATCCTATTAATTGAACGACTTGGTGTTTCTTGCAGCTTTTTAATATTCTTTGTTTGGACAACTTACAAAGCATCCACTTGGTTGGGTGAGAAGATCATTCTCCCTTTGCATGAAAGACACATCAAATTTATAGATAGGCTAGAAGTTGGATTAGAAAATGTAGTTAAAAGCCAAGAAAATACTATGGGTATACTTAATCAGATACTGTTGAACACTAGGGAATTGCACGAAATAAAAAGACAAAAAAATGAAACAGTCAATGCAGAATGAAGTTGTTTATACAAATGACACCACTGTTGCTATAGAGTATACTGTATTAAATAGCAATGAGTGTAGTTACATATATATAAATGGGTTTGCACAAAATGAATTTTTTTCAATCTAAAAACAATAACCCAATTCTTAAGGGTTAAAAATGCCTAATTGTGTTGATCTACTGAGCTTGGGCATTAATCCATCTTATGAAGGTGAGATTTTTCTTTTTGGTGATTGTTCTTATACAGCAATAGAAAAAGATGGAAGTTTAAATTGGAAAGTAAATGAAGGATTAAAGATTTACCGTGATGTTGCATGTTCAACAAGATATTGTGATCCCGCAGCATTGCCAGTTCCAAGAACCTGTCCTACTGGTTGCCAATGTGCTACTGGTGGAGAATTTGTTGCGGGAGAAGGATATATTTGTGCAGATGCAATAACTCCAACTACTGTAACTACTACTGGCACACCAACTACTACTAGTACACCAACTACTACTAGTACACCAACTACTACTAGTACACCAACTACTACTAGTACACCAACTACTACTAGTACACCAACTACTACTAGTACACCAACTACTACTAGTACACCAACCACTACTAGTACACCAACCACTACTGAAACTCCAGATCCAACCACACCACAACCCACTACTACAACTACTCCAACTACTACCACTGCTTCTCCTGATTCAAGCTGTTTTTCAGCTTGGGATGCTACTGCTTATTCATATAACACTGCTAGTGGTATTGTTTCTGGTGAAAATGGAAATGTTTGGTATGGTGGCGTGATGGATGATGCCATTCATTATACTGGTTATCTGGTTAGCCCAAGTTACTCTATTCTTTCATCAGGTGCAAATCATAGTGGTGTTACATTTGCAATTGGAGAACATGTAACATTAAATATGGGTGGTGCTGGATTAAGTAGCACAAATGGAACATATGTTGTATCTGAAATAATTCCAGGATATAACGGATTTGGAACTGCATACAAGTTGATATGTATTGAGCAATCCACAACGACTACAACGACTACAACGACTACTACTAATACCACTACTACAACTACAACTACTCCAAATCCTTGTGCTCCTGGAGAATGGAATTGTGCTGGATACTGTAGACCTAAAGATCGATATAATTGTAGTGAGTGTGGAGATGCATGTTTGCCATTTCCTGCTGAAGATTGTTGTGGTGGATTAACATGCACAGATTTGCTTTCTAACAATAATAATTGTGGTGGTTGTGGAATAATTTGTGAAGAAGGAGAAGTTTGTTGTGATGGAAATTGTATTACATTGGGAACAAATGAAAACTGTGCATCTTGTGGCGATTCAGTGCCAGAAGGTACGGTCTGTTGCGATCTTAATAATGATGGTATTTATGGATCAATTTCTCTTGACTATTGGAATCTAGGAAACCCTGGATCGTCTGATGATAATAATTGTGGATCATGCGGTAATGTGTGTGTTGCACCATATAGATGTAAAGACGGTGTGTGTACTGAAACCACAACATGTTTTAATACTTGCAATTGGTCATGGGCTGGTCCAGCAGGGTATTGGTATCAAATGAGTGATTGTGGCAATGGCAATAGTTGCATTTGTGATTTCCCATCTTATGATGGATCTCATTTTACTGAAAGTGCTTCAGCCCCCTGCTATTCTTTTGTGTCTGATGATGCTACAACGACTACAACGACTACTTCAATACCACCATGTCCTTCTCCACCGTGTTCAGAATATCTTGGTTTGGTTTCTGATCCTGATAATACTCCATACGGAACACTTTCAAATTATGATTGCCCACAAGGTTGTTCTGGTCAATGTACTTATGCGGTTTCAAATTATATGGGTTGGAAGTTTTGGGTATACTATTCTGACACATGCACCTATGATGCCACCACAACCGCTAGTCCAACAACTACAACGACCACAACGGCAAGTCCAACTACCACAACTACAACAACCGCTAGTCCAAC